CTACATCTCACGCCCGTACCAGCGCACGCGCCCGATGATATTGACCTCATCAGAGGTGCAGTCGTAGGGCGCGTATTGTTGGTTGTCGGAAATAATGCGCACCCGCGGTGGCTCGCTCATGGGCACACGTTCCAGGCGCTTGGCCACCAGGCCCATACCGTCATGCAAAACGAAAACGCCGGGCGGCGTCGGGTTGCGTTGGTTGAGATCGACAAGAACGACGTCACCGTCGTTCAGGGTAGGGCACATGCTATCGCCTTGCACGGCCATAACTCTTAGCATTGATGGTGCTGCTTTGAGCCGGTCACGGATCCAGGCGCGACGAAAGTGGAAGTCACGGACTGATCTCTCTTCGTCCTCAACGATGGCACCGCCACCCATGGATGGCCGTGCGGCAGCGTATTGGATCGCCACAAATTCATTATTGTAGTCTTCCGTAATCGGATTGCCGCCGCTGACACGACCTTTGCCGGTTAACAGCCATTCCTGTTCGACTTTGACGGCAGAAGCCACACGCGACAATTTCTCAAGGTTGGGGGTTCGGGAGCGACCGCGCAGAATGTCATAGACAAATGTCCGGTTCACACCGGCTGCGCGAGCCACTTCTGCTACGGACATGCCAAGTTGGCTGATCCGTGCGCGTAAGCGCTCATTCATCAATACCGACATGTGCACTCTCCTGTTGATATAATTGTGGAAAAAATAGGATTGGCAGCCGATTGTCAATGCCGTAAACAAAAAGGGAACAAACGATAATGAGGATTCGGAATATGCGGCTGGAGCGAGATTCATTTGAGCTATCCGAACTCGCTCATAGATGGCGCCTTTCAGATGCGGAAATCCGCTATCTGGTTTCCAATGGAAAGCTGCAACTCAGTGTGCGCCTTATTGGTAAGGCGGCGACAGTCTTTGCGCTGGAGCATGAAGAAAATGGTGAGCCATTTCGGGTCCCGATAGAGGAGACGATGTTCACCGGGCTGGCCGATCTAGCGCTGCGCGATGCTTTCGGTCTTGTGCGGGAGGGTGAGGTTTCGGTCACTGATTTCTGGCTTCCGGATAACCGCAGGGTGACGCTGCATGACAATCATGGATTGCGCTTGGCATATGTAGACCTGCTGGTGCGGCGTGCGCATGCTGAAGCGCTCGATAGGGAACTGTTAGGCTTCGACGCAGGCACCTTTACTTCCTTTGATTTTCGTTTGTTTGTCTATGATGAAACAGAGTTTGCGTTTACCGCGCCGCAAGTTCACGCCTTGGAGTTCATGTTGGCGCAGACCCGTGATGGTGTGCCGGACCAACACTTCCTTGATATCATTGATGCTGTTGGAAGCGCATCACAGCGGTTGAGCAGCTTGTTTAGTCGAAAGCCGCTCTGGTCACGGCTTTTGAAAAAAACGGCCGGGCGGCGCGGGTGGTACCACCTGGACCCGGATTTTGTGATCTGGCTGATTACTAATAGCTGAGATGTTCCGCACCCGTTATCCCGCCCGCCGCTCTGGCGGGTTTTTTGATTCTAACGCGTCAGCATGATCCGGGTGGTCCCCATTGTCTGCACTTGTTCTGCAGTTGGTATGCATTTGGTATGCGCTTGTCTGCATGCCAGGACTGGCATCGGTTTTCACCTGTAAAAACAGGGGCGTCTAAAAAGTTATGATGCATCCCAGTTGTGGGACGTATGCATACAAAGAAACGGGCATCACTACTCCAGACACATTTAGACTGGAGAGATCAATGTCCGAGGTATTTCTAAATCAGGCCCGACTGTCGCAACGCTGGCAGGTGAGCCCACGCACACTTGAGCGTTGGCGCTGGCAGGGAGAGGGCCCGGCCTTTGTAAAAATTGGCGGCCGGGTGGTTTATCGCCTCGCGGACGTTGAAAGCTATGAAGCCGCCAGGAGATGCGAAAGTACGCTGCAAAGCACTGCACTGCGGGGCGTGCAATGACCATGGGGCGCTTCACCTATCACCCCCGCAATCCCCAGCCTGACATCTCCATATGCGAGATCAACTTTTGCGCTTGGGTGGCGCAGGCCGCTGCCAATGATGTGCTTGTCTATCATCGTGGCTTTCTCGCTGTCGATACGGACACTCCGCTCGCGGGTCACTCGCTGGAAGAGCAGCGGGAGCTGCGCCGTTTGGCTGATGCCGCTTTTCGTGCAGCCGAGCAGGGCCTCATCCATCTCGTCCAGCAGCGACTGGCGAGAGATCGCTTTGCTTACCTCGCTATCGCGCGGCCCAAGCCGCTATCCGGTCGGGCCGCAACCCATGTCCAGCTGCTGTCAGCGGCCTGATGCCATTCACCCCAAAAGGAGAAACTATGACTTATCCCGAAAACACCCCGAGCGTGGATGACATGCTCAATACGCCGACCGGCGAGTTGGCCCAGATGCCGGTGGAATTACTTGCCAGCCTGCAGGCCGAACTGGTCCATGCCGCCAAACAGCTGAAATCCGCTACCGCGCGGTTCAGCACTGCTCTCGAAGTTCGCTACGCCACCCGCGCCGCGGACGCCCGCCGGACCTGCGGCAAGGACACCGGTACCGTGCGCCTCGCAGATGGCGATTACACAGTGGTGGCCGATCTACCAAAGCGCATCGATTGGCACCAAGAAAAGCTGGCGCAGATTGCAGTCAACATCGCCGATAGCGGCGAAGACCCCGCCGAGTTCATCGACACCAAGCTGACCGTCTCAGAGCGCAAATATGGCGCTCTACCTGAGGCATGGCGCAAAGGATTCGAGCCGGCGCGGACGGTGAAGGTGGGCGCGCTGAAGGTGACGCTCGTGACAGGGGCGTCATCATGAGCCTGCGCATCCTTTCTGCCGATGAGCGTCTCGCCGAGGCCAAAGGCAAAACCACTCTTGCGATCTTCGGTCAAAGCGGCAGTGGCAAAACAACCTTGCTGACCGCCATGCCCGAGGACAGAACTGTCTGCCTCGATTTTGAAGCCGGTCTCAAATCCGTCCAGAATTGGCGCGGTGATAGCCTGCCTATCCGCCGCTTCTCTGATGCCGTAGATATTGCCTGCCTGATTGGCGGTGCGAACCCTGCAGCACAGCCCGATGAGCACTTCTCAGAGGCCCATTATAACCATTTGCGCGGGCAGCATCCCGAGTTGGCCACCCGGCTTGATGCAAAGAGCATCGTGTTTGTCGACAGCATCACCGATCTGACGCGACAGGCCATGGCCTGGGCCAAGACCCGACCCGAGGCGCTATCGGAACGGACCGGCAAACCCGATACGCGCGGCGCTTATGGCTTGTTGGCGCGCGAGGTCATCGGGCTGCTGAAGCACCTGCAGCACGCGCCGGGGAAAACGGTCATCTTTGTCGGCATCCTAGAGAAGGTCGTCGACGACATGAACCGGGTGACGTTCCAGCCGCAGATGGAAGGCGGCAAGATAGCACGAGAACTGCCCGGCATCGTTGACCAGGTGATGACGCTCGGCCTCTTCAGCCCGGAAACCGGCCCGGACGGCGCCATTACGTGGCGCCATGACCCCGAAAAAGGAGAGGTCCGCCGCCTCGTGTGTCGTTCCGGCAATCCCTGGGGCCTGCCTGCCAAGGACCGCTCGGGTCGCCTCGACCTGACAGAGCCCGCCGATCTCGGCGCGCTTCTCACCAAGATCAACCAAACCCAGAAAGGATAATCCCCATGACTTTTGACATGAATGACGTCGCACCGCAGCAATCCGGCGACCTGATCCCCGATGGCACCTTCGCCAAGGTGACCATGTCCATCCGCAAGGGCGGCACGGACGGGATGAGCGAGGTGGATCGCGGGCTGCTGAAACCCTCGAACCAGCCCGGCAGTGACGTGCGGATGGTGGATGCCGAGTTCACCGTGGCTGAGGGCCCGTTTGCACAGCGCAAGTTTTGGCAGAACTTCACGGTCCAAGGTGGCAAGCTCGACGAGCAAGGCCAATCAATCGGCTGGAAAATCTCCAAAAGCCAGTTTCGGGCGATGATCGACAGCGCGCTGGGGCTGAACCCCGAGGATATGAGCGAGGCGGCGAAAGCCAAGCGCATGTTGCGCGGCCTCGCTGATCTTGATGGCATCACGTTTGTGGCCAAGATCCAAATCGAGCCAAACCGTAACCCGGCCTACAAGGACGCCAACAAGCTCGACCATGTGGTCCTGCCCACCGCGCCTGAATGGCAAAAGGTCATGGCAGGCGAGGTGGTCCCGGCGCAGCCCTCGAACCGTCCACGCCCGGCAGCAGTTGCGCCAGCGTCAGCGGCACCTGCCTGGGGGCAATCGCTGCCCGCCAGTACGCCCGCGACGCCAGCATGGTCGGCACCCGCAACCCAACCCGCTGCACAGACAACGCCAGCCCCCGCAGCCACCAACCCAGCCGGTGGCCCGGCATGGCTGAACCCATGAGCCCGGATGAATGGCAGGCGCATGTCACAAGGCAAGCGGCCGTCGCAATGGGGCGTTGGCTGGAAGCGCGGGGGCGGCTTGACCGCCCCATCGCCACCCTCACGCGAAAGGATCTCGAATGCATGGCGTCAAACGCGATCAGCCGCTTCATCGGCCTGGCCTCGCAGCGGCGGACTCAAGGACCCGATCCAGCGGAACGGGAAAAGCTGGACGACCTGCTCATGGGGTGAGCCGCGCCGACCTCGCCCGCCGTGTTCCCTGCGCGCTCTGCGGCAGGGAAGCCAGCGGCTTCGGCTACTGTCACTTGCTGCGATGGGATCGCCATCCCTATCACCGCTTCTGCTCGATGGCCTGCCTCACGGCGGGCTCGGTCAACGCAAAAAGGAACCACGGAATGATCGACAAGACTGACATGGAAACCCGCGCGATCTTTGAGGCGCGCCGAGAATTCGCGGAGGCGCTGACAGAGATGGGGCTGATGGAGGCTTTCTTCGATCGCTCGGCTGAGGACATCGACTGCCTGATCGAGGCCTGCGTCGAGGGCTTTCAGGCCTCGATGCGCCGCCAGTCTGATGCCGGCGCAGTCCCTTTTTGATCGGAGAACGCCATGCTCGACCTCAACCATAATTCTGGGTTTGTCTACGGACGTGCGGCTATGGACCCGCAGCCCCTCGGGGCGCGGATCAATGCCTATATCGATAAGGCCCTTGTTACGGAGCGTGATAGCCAACGCCCGCGCGACTATCTTGGAGCCAGCCGCATTGGCGAAGCCTGTGCGCGCCGGCTCGTCTATGAATTCACCAAGACGCCGGTGGATCCGGGGAAAGAGTTTGAAGGCCGCATCCTGCGCATCTTCGAGGCGGGCCATGTCTTTGAGGATCTGGCCATCCGCTGGCTGCGTGCGGCGGGGTTTGATCTGCGTACTGAAAAGCGCGATGGCGGGCAGTTCGGCTTCGAGACCGCAGGTGGCCGCATCCGTGGTCATGTCGATGGCGTCATCGTTGGCGGCCCCAATCTTGAAATT